TGGCACTACAGCCACTTTCTGGGCCTCTGCAGTGAGTTCGAATACCGCTTTAATAAGCAACATTTGACTGCACAAAAACTTACTGATGTTCTCAAAAGCTCTCCTATAAATATAAATGACGTCGGTTTAACTTCATTTCCTCAAGCTATGAAAGCATATCCAGAATGTATGGTAGAAGGCGATTCTGTTAAAGCTTATCGCAATTATTATCATTATTCGAAGTCGTTTGCTAAATGGGAAAAAGGTCGTGAAGCGCCATATTGGTGGGAAGGTTATAAAGGAGAATTAGCAGCATGATAGATTTTTTCTTTGGAAACGAAACGCATCTTTGGCTATTAATTACGGCAATTGTTTTTACATTTGTTGGTAGAATGCAAATGCGCCAAAATATTAGATTCGAAGCGGCAAGTTTGATTGGCGATACAGTAGACAATACAATCGAAAAGCTTATTGAAGATGGTTACATCAAAACTCGCTTAGATAAAAACGGCGAAGTTGAACTTTTAAAGTACAACGAATGATGAAATACATCATTGTAGATCCAGAAGAAGGAATCTTTCTGGGCACTGCTAAAAACGAAGAACTTGAAGACATACGAGGTATTCCTCGTGGTGTTAAAATTTTAGCACTTTTTTCATCACATAATATTTTTGAAATTACAAAAGCGGTTGGTTTTGATTCTGCTAAAGAAGCACAAGACTATCTCGATACATATATTTCAAGAGGATGCCCAAAAGCATTCGTTGCAAAAATTGAAACTGGATCTCAAAAACATCCCTTTGTTGATGTAATTGATATTGTAAGATCTGGTTATGGCGAATATGCTAAAGATATGATAGACTCAATTCCTATGCATAATACATCCATCCATTAATTTTTAAAAAAAATTCCAAGTTATTGTTTTCAAAGCAAACTTTTTTTCACAAAAAGGTTGACATTTGTTATGAAAAGACTTATATTAATAATATAAGGAATAAAGGAGAAAACAATGATTCAAGAAGGTATCAACTACGTAAATGCAAACGAAGGTGGATTGATTTTCCAAATTCGATTCCAAGGTGAAGACTTTGCTCGTCGTGCAGACAGTGTAGAAGATGGTATCTACTTTGCACAAGAATACGGCATCGCCGATTCTGTGTATTTTTCTTCTGACATGGATTTTGCATCTGAAGAAGGTTTTGAAACTGACAACGGTGCAAAAGAAATGTTTAACTCTATCATTGAAGGAGTATTGTAATGTCTAGAGTTTCTGATATCCTAATCGACATCCAAGATCATTTAGATACTGGCCGCAGCGATGCAGACATCGCTAAGATTGTGGGTTGTCCAGTTTCTTGGGTTACTCAAGAACGCGAAGAACATGAGCGTCTTACAGACGGTATTTTCGATGATGAACCTGAATTTTTTTGAAAAAAAGTGATTTTTTTTGAAAAAAAGGGTTGACATTTCTTCTGAAAAGAATTATATTATTAATATAAGGTAAAACAAAGGAAATCAAAATGCTTCTACAAGATGGTTCAATGATCAAAAACGACGTAATCGAATCTTTCAATCGTGCAGTCGAAAATCCTGAAAACATCAATGCAGACGGTTCTATCAACTGGAACTTTGTTGATGCAGATATGAACCTAGACTGCGGATATTACGCAGCATCTTACATCGCAGAATGCTTCGATGTTCTTGCAGACAACTTTGAAGGAGTAGCATAATGGGTACGCATGCAATGATCGGAATCGTTGAGAACGATGGAACTGTTACCGCTTCTTACTGCCACTACGATGGCTATCTTGCCGGTGTTGGTCAAACTCTTTTCAACCACTATAACACTCAGTATGATGCTGAAGTAGTTGCAAAAGGTGGTTATATGTCGGCTCTTTATGAAGACTATCTCACCACTCGTCAAGAAGCTGTTCACAACGAACCTCCTTATGAATACGAGTCTGTAAACCATTTCTTTGCGGAAGGTGCAGATGAATGTGGAGCAGATTATCTTTATCTTTGGGATGGTCAAGCTTGGTTCTTTAAACCAACTTACGAAAAAGTTGGCTTCGAAGAAGTTGAAATGAATTTGAAAAATAATTGAAAAAAGGTGTTGACATTTCTTTTGAAATGAACTATAATATCTATATACGGTGAATAAAACATCTTAACTCTGAAAAGGAAACTACATTATGGCACACGAATTGGAAATCATCAACGGTCAAGCTCAAATGGCATACCGTGAAAGCAAAGGTAAGCCTTGGCATGGTCTAGGAACTCCAGTTGGAGACGACATGACTCCATTTGAAATGATGGAAGTTGCAGGTCTTAACTGGGAAGTAGAGAAAGTTGATACTTTCTATCGTTACAAAGGTGACAATCATGCAACTGGTCAGCAAGCTCTGGTTCGCTCGACTGATGGCAAAATTCTTACTCAAGTTGGTCCAGGCTGGAACCCAGTCCAAAACTCTGAAGCATTCGATTTCTTTGCTGATTTCGTAAAAGCTGGTGATATGGTAATGGATACCGCTGGTTCTCTTAAAGATGGTCAAATCGTCTGGGCTCTTGCAGACGTTAAAGATGGCTTCTCGCTTTTCAATGGTGACGAAGTTCGTGGCTATCTTCTCTTTTCTAATCCTCATCAGTATGGTAAAGCAATCGACATTAAGTTCGTAATGGAACGCGTTGTTTGCAATAACACATTGGCTGTAGCTTTGAACGAAAAAAATCAGCCTTCTGTACGTGTTAATCACCGCTCTCAGTTTGATGCAGACAAAGTAAAAGAAATTCTTGGTCTGTCTCACAACAAAGTTGAGAAGTTCAAAGAAGCTGCTGAATTCCTTGGCTCTAAGCAATATGATCGTGCTAAGCTTGAGCAGTTCTTTGGTAAAATCTTCGGTGAGTCTACTCGTGAAGATCGTGTACTTTCTCGTACTGCAGAACGTGCAATGGAAGTTGTTGAAACTCAGCCAGGTGCAGAATTCCGCAAAGGTTCTTGGTGGCAAGCATACAATGCAGTAACTTACTTGGCTGACCACGAACTTGGTCGTTCGCAAGATACCCGCATGACTTCTGCGTGGTTTGGTACCAATGCAAAACGTAAAGTTGAAGCGTTGGATGTGGCATTAGAGTTCGCTGATGCCGCTTAATAAGGTAATTTTTTGGGGAGTATGGCTTGGCCTGCTCCTCATCCTTCTTGACCCCTTACAATATATCGTATAGGAGAAAAAATTGAAAATACTAGTAATGGGATTGCCGGGTTCAGGAAAGACCTGGCTATCTGAACGTCTGCAAAAAACATTGGAATGTGCATGGTATAATGCAGACAAAATTCGTGAAATGGCTAATGACTGGGATTTTACTCCAGAAGGTAGAAATCGTCAATCTAACAGAATGAGAAATCTTGCCGATTATGAAAAAGAACAAGGAAGGTTTGTCATTTGCGATTTCGTTTGTCCAACGAAAAAAACTCGTGATGCATTTGATGCAGACGTAGTAATTTGGATTAACACTATCAAGGAAGGCCGATTTGAAGATACAAACAAAATGTTTGAACCTCCAAAAAATGTGACCTTTAAAATTGATACGTATCTTTCTGACGAAGAAATTTCTGAAATTGGAAAAACAATTTTAAAATTAACAGGAGTTGAAGAATGAGCTTTGATTGGCAAAAACCAACTACACAAATGTTGGGCAGGTGGCAGCCGTGGCATCCAGGTCACACAGCCTTGTTTAAGAAGGCACTTATGGAGACTGGCCAAGTAGCCATTATGATTCGTGATGTAGGCGGGATCGTGGGCTCTGATGCTGGTGGTGGGCGTACAGTAGCACAAGATGATAATCCTTTTGATATTAATACTGTTACTATTAACATCGAAGAAGGACTTGCAAAGGAAGGCTTTACGCATGGTGAAGAATATATTATCATGCTCGTGCCAAATATTGTTGATATTTCATATGGCCGTGGTGTAGGATATACATTTACACAGCATGATCTTGGTGAAGATATTCATAATATTAGTGCTACAAAAATTCGTGCAAAACTACGTGAAGAAGGAAAACTAAAATGATTGTTAATGATGATTCACTACCTTCAGTTGTTACCGACGATACTCGTAAAAAGATCCAAGGTGCTCTAAAGGAAATGTCTGAGTCTATGACTCGTGCTGAAGCCGAAAAGGATTTTCAAAAAGAAATCGCTGAACGCATGCTAACTGAGTGTATGGTACCCAAGAAAGATTTTAACAAGCTTGCTCGTATTTACCATGCATCAACACTAGCTCAAGAAGCTGCTAAAAACGAAGACTTTATGCAATTTGCAGAAGCTGTATTAG